AGTCACGTCGATGACAGTTGAGTCGGCAGCAAGCAATGCTTGGAATCCGTTGAATTCACCTGCGCTGGCAGTTGCGCCAGTCCAGATCTTTTGCTCAATCCACTCGGCAACCTTTGCAGAGTTGTAAGCGATGAAGTAGTCAACGAAGCTCTTTGGCAATACGTCGAATGCGGAGTAGCCCATTTGGATGGCTTCCCAATCGCTCTCGAAGTCGCTCTTGCACAACTCCAAGTTAACCTGCAAGAACTCGGGCTGCAAGATGCGCTCGGTCAAGGTCAAGGTGGAAGTGTCGGTGAAGTCGCAGGTCTGGTCTTTTACGATACCATCCAGCTCTACACGCTTGATTACTTCTTTGAATTTGATATTTGGCTTAACAGTTAAGCCGCCTTTTGCAAGCGTGTCACCGCTCAAAAGGGCTGCAGAAATGTAAGCTCCTGCAAACTGACCAGCGTAAGTGGTCGTAATAGAAGTGGTCGTTGCCATTGTCTATATTGGGGGTTAGTTAAATAATTTGTTGAAAACTCTGTCTGCCGTTGTAGCAGTACGCTTCGCACCGATTTGGAATTTCAGTTCGGGTTTAACCTCGACAGGGGCAGCCACGATGGGCTTCTCTGCGGCCATAACCACCTCTTTAACTTCCTCCTCTTTTACAGCTTCCACGGACATCTCTTCTTTGTTGCCCATTTCCGCCTTCATCATTTCAACCTCTTCTTTGAGAGATTGAATCATCGCCATCACCTCGGAGATGTTAGGTTCAGCTGCCGCCTCGACCTCGATGGTCACTTCGCCTTCTGACTCTACCTCGGCTTCTTCAGCCGCCTCTTTGATTTCAGCGATTACGCCTTCTTCCGCCACGACCAAGATGCGACCGTCCTCCATTTGGTATTCACCAACGGGTACAGCCACCTTCTCGCCTTCGCTTCCGATCAGGAAGATGTTTTGACCTGCCTCCAGCAACTCGGCTTCCACCGTGGTACCATCAGCCAACTTTGCGCTCGCAAGGGCAACCGCTTCGGGTTGCAAGGCGAACTCAATTTTTTTGAAGATGTCATTCAAATTCATAGTATAATAATTAGAGATTAGGGATTTTGGGTATTTTTGCCTCCGATGAAGCCGATGCCTTGCGCCCACTGGTCATTCGGGTCGCAGCACTTGCGGCTGTACGTTTCGTCTTTACACAGACATCCACGCCGTGAGTTGGGTGGTACGGGGGGTTTAGGATTGTTTTTCATTTTCCTTGATTTTAGATTCTGCCCAGCGTTTAGCCGCCAGTCCACCCCAAAGGAGGTAGGAGATAGTACCGCAAGCGGTAGAGTCGGTTTCGTCGTAGTATTCCTCGGCTCTTGATAGGTAGGAGAACATCCGCTTCACGGTGTCAAAGGACACGGGCTTTCCGTCTGCGAGTTGCTGCGCTCGTATCTTGCCCACTGGGGTGGCGCACTTGTTACCGCCTTTCTCGTTCAGTTCAATACCACGCTTGGCGTTATTACGCACGGCCTCGGGGTAGTCAGAATATGATTCCATAACTACCCGTTGGCCTGCCTTTACTCGTTTATCTTTTTTGAGGATTCCCTTGACGGCTCCGAGAACGTACAGTTCCACGAGGTGTTCTGCTTCTTGCTCCTCGATCTCTTGCATCGAACTCATCGCCACTTCCAACGATGGCTTGTGTGCGAACCAGCCCTCGATGGAGTAGCCCTTGTACTTGCCAGATTTTACGTCATCCCAAACTTGATCGTTGTCGACCTTGCGGGTCTGCATCCAAGTACCGATTGGGTAGTTCATTCCGTACTTGCGGCTCTTGTCGTGTACCTCGTCTTCAATAATCCACTGCTCAATCGTGGTCACTCCGCTCACTTGTTGCGAATGCTCCGTGGTAGTGGACGCTTGAAGTCCCTTTTTGAGGAACAGTTCAGCACTTTGGCGAATGGTTTTGTCAGTAAAGAAGACGTAATACTCCTCACCCGTCTTGTCATCCTTGCGGTAGATGGGCTTGTTCGGAATTAAAACGGGGCCGATGATGATACGCTTCTCCTCATTTTGGATGGCGAAGGACACCTGCTGTGCGGATAGGGCTATAAACTCCTCCTCTATTGCGGGGTTCTCTACTACCGAGATAGCATTCACGCCCATAAACTGCTCATTTTCAAGCACTAATTCGTAGTATTTCATCCTCCGAAGTTTGCGCTGGTACGGATTCTACGCTCCAGCATATTGTTATTGTTCATTTGTTGATTCACGACATACGCCTGCATCGGGCGGTCAAAGATGCCAGAGAGTGGATTCTGCCCGATTCCCGTGAACGAGATGTTCGGAGTGAACCCTCCACCTCCTGTTGCTGGAGGTGCTGACGCACCCATTGTTGGAGCTTCTGCCGTAGTCTTTCCTGGCTCAAATTTACTCTTTGCAATAGTGGCGATTTGAGCAGCACCAGTTGCGGCTGCAATAGCAGCAGGAACAAAACCCGCTGGGCCTACCGACAACTGAGCCATAATAGCCGAAGCAGTATTTGCTATCGCCTCACCCAAGCGCAAGGCCTTGTTAATCTTAAACGACTTCTCTGCGTTTTTTTCATCATCCTTTGAAAATGCTTCTGCCAACTGGGCAAGCGCACCGAATGACTTTCCAATTAAATCCAACTTGTAAGCGGCCTTAGCCATCTCACGCTGCTTATCTAACGCATCGTACTTCTCGTTCACCTTACGCTCTGCCTCTCGCTGGGCTGCCGTGATTTCTCCTGCGGTGTAGATAGTGGCCTGTCCAGATGCGATCAAAGCATCAAGGGCTGCCTTTCCATCAACTTCTATTTGTGCTAATTCCCGCTCACGTTCGGTCTGGCCTACTCCACGCAGACGAGAGATAGCAGCTTGGAACTCATCAAGGGATTTTATTTGCGCCTGTCTGCGGAGGTTTAAGGAGTCAATCAATTCCTTGTCAACCTGTGTTATGAATTTCTGGTAGTCCTCCTCCTTCTTTTGTGCGTCGGCTCTTACTTTGTCAACCTCTGTAAGTCGGGTTTTTTCTTCATTCCGCAAGGAGTTGAGTTCGCTCTGCAACTTCTTCTGCCGTCGGATTGAATCTGCCTCCAAGTCCAGAACCCGTGCCTGCGCTTCTGCGATTGCTACAAGTTGATCCTCTGTTACTTCAGCGATTGCCGCTTGGTCTTTTAGTGCTTGTGCCTTCTGTCGGGCGTATTTAAGTTCTTTTGTGGCTACTTGCTCCTCTAATTTAGAAGCCCGCTGAACTGCGGCAATCCGCTCCTCTGTGGACTTGGTTAGGTCATCCGCAATAAACCGTGCCTCAATGATTTGTTTGTTTGCCCTTGCACGCAATACAAGCAACTCACGCTCTGCGTCTTCAACATCGTTAAGGATGTTACTAATTCTCGCACCCTCGGCTGCTGCTGCTGCGGCATCTTTGCCGAACTTGACCAACGCCTCGCCTGCGGCTCCAATTTTGCCTGTGATGTTTTCAACACCAAGACCCACCTTTGCAACTGCGTCAACTGCTACCTTTCCTGCCTCCTTGAACTGACCCTTCAACACCAAACCGATGGCTTTGCCCAGCGCAGGGAACAATTCAAGCAAGCCCTCAACACGGTTGGTGAGATTCTCCTTCAGTAATTTACCAAAGTCCTCAAGTGCCTTCTTTGGGTTTTGAAAGATGCTTACAATCTTCTCGCCGAGGTGAATGATTACGTCCGTGAGTTTACCAATAACGGCACCCATTGCGCCCATTATGACATTCAGCTTGTCACCGCCTCGTTCGGTCTGCGTGAAGTAAGCAGCAAGCGAGGCCACTACTACAACAAGCGCACCGATGCCCGTTGAAATGATTGCCCCCTTGAGCGTCTTCATTGAGGCGATAGCGGTCTGTGCGCCTTTGTACAGACCCTTCATTGCGCTCACGCCACCTTTGGTGAACTTGTCAAGGGATTCGGTTCCTGCTTCTACCGTCTCGTTTAGGTTGTCGGTATTCTTATTCGTGTCCTTTAACGCCTTGTTGAGTTCATCAACGGCAAGGACGGCTTCACCATTCTCTACTTTTAACTTTATAACCTTCTCCGTTGCCATACTCGCTTAATTTGTACCCGTGCTTGGGCAATGCTGCTGATGATATGATACTTCCCTTTGGCTACCTCTACCTCCTCGGATAGGCCGAGGTTGGGTTGCTTGAGGGCGTTAACTATAAAACCGAGGTCAATCATATCTGTTGTACTTCCATTCGGATCTTCCATACGCTTGAGTTATTTGGATTTTTCAAAGATTGACACAATACGCCTACGACTCGGTCATCAATTACGAGCAGACCTATCCCGAAATTATGATCGTGTGTGGTTGGGCGAATCTCTTTAATGACATCCGCACTTGTGCCACGCTCAACTACATAATAATGCGAGTCCGTATGGGGTGCGCTTCCAGATTCATCTATGAATGCCGATAGCAGGAACAGCTTTTTCTGACCCTCGACGAGGTCAAAAGGACTGCGTGAGTAGTCAAGGATGGCGTATGCTGCCTCCTCGCTTATGCCTTCAGATGGAAGGTTAGCATCAAACAAGAACACCTCATTCGGCTGCGTGCTGGTCGGCTGCTCTGGCTCTAAAGATACAAGGGCAGTTTGGTGGATTCCCTGTAAGTCATCCTTGAGAGATAGCACTTTGGAGGTGCGCCAGTAGCACGAGTTATTACCAGAGTTCCATCGGTAGCCGTAGTATTCGCAGCAGCTCTGCGTGGTTAGCCCTCCGACAGTACCGTCGTAGTTTAATGCGGCAGGGGTATCGGTACAGATGATGCCGTTTGCAAAGGACGCACGGAATAGTTCAATGGTTCCTGTCCGCTTTTCGGGGTCGTACCCTGTTAGCTTGTTGATACGCCAGTATTCTTGATCCAGATAGATTTGGGTGTTCAAGTCGAGGTTGTATACCTCGGATGGTTCAAGCACCACTTGAGCTGTAAGCAGCACCGCATCCGATGCGTAGATTTCGGTTAGGTACGTTGCCCAAAACTCCGTGAACAAATTGTACGGAGGCGGGATACGGTTGTCCAAGACCGCCTGCCCAAAGGTTAAGGTGATGTCTTTGGAATAGCCATCCGTATATACCCCGAATTTCGGGTACGTGGTCTGTACCTGTATGGTAGGTACCGACTGGTCGATGATGTAGTAATTCACTGTCGGCTGCACACCTTGATACCACATCAATCGGGGCTGGCTGTCGATTGCCTTGCCTTCAAGGTCGAACAGTTGCAGCACCTCCAGATTTGCCGTATTGTTTAGGCGGTTAAATAGAGATGATACGAACGGCACCTCCACGCTAAACTCACCCTGTGCGAACTCGTTTGCGGTGTCTGCAATTTGTAGCGTTCCGTGGGAGTAGCCAAAGGAGTTCTTGAATGCCTGCTCGATGATGGCTCCGCCCTCTTGAAAGGTGAAGTTAATTGAACGGCCTTGGAGGTCTGTGGTCGGTTGGATGGTGATCGGTTGCGAGATGTCCAGCTTATACGTCCAGTCCTTTACTACCCCCGTTGCAATCCACGTTTGGTAGTCGTACACGTTTAGCTTGTTAGGCGTGGTGCGGTCTGGTACGATGACAAGATTGAACAGCTTTGCCACCCCAGCGATGAAGTCCCGCTGCTTCATTTTAGGCATCAAGTCCGTCATTGATACCGTCAAGCCAACTGGGGAGGCAGGAGCGGAGGTACAAGTCCAAACGTAGTTTTCAATTTCCCGTGTGTTCGTGACGCCAGTCGCACCATTGTGCGCAGTGTATAAGGTCACAACGTCACCCGCATTCAAGTTGACTGTGAAGTCGATGTTAAATTTAGCACTAACAGTTACCCAGTACGCTTTACCATAAACTCCATTTATATAGGTGACGATGCGTAAATTAAATTGGCTCCCTGGATTTTCGCCTTGAAAATTAAACTTATACGCACCAGCTGCCGTTGTGGTGTAAGCGTTAGATGCGAAGTTGCTGCCGTTGTCGTAGACAACAGTGCCAAAGGTTACCTGTGTCGCAGCAACGGTGTTGCCGTTATTCATAACCACCGACGTGCCAGATACTTGAAATAGACGGTCGTTTACAGCTTCTTCAGTTGATACCAGTGCATCGGTTGCCCAAAGGAGCATATACAAATCCGTGAGGTACTCGGATGTCCAGAAGCCAGCTGCGTTGATAGTGTACCCAGCCGATGCAAATATCTTCTCGATCAGATACTTGACTTTTATATGCGGGTAGAAGTTGGTCTCTGCGAGCGGTTTTAAGGGGTTCTGCGGAGCGAACACCGAATCGGTGGCGAATCCCTTTGCGTCCACCATTCCGTACGTTATAGCCCCTCCGATAGGCGTTGTCCAAGAATCGTAGATATTGTCCCAGTTGAAGGTGTGGTTCAAAGTATCAAGAGGCAATTCGCTCAACTCCTTCTCTCCCAACGTGCGGGCAATGCCTCCGACCTCTCCAGCTACTAATACCTCGTACCCCTTAATCATCCCGTCTTGGATGGTCACATTGAGGAGTTGGATATAGCCGTCTAAAAGAGCAACCCCGTCCGAAAACAGGGTGATTTGCTGCTTTGAGTAGGCGTTGTATCCTCCCTGTATGTTAACGTCGTAGTAGTGCTTAAAGAAAGCATTGTTGGCGTCTGTTGCTGGCAGGTTAAAGTTCTGCGTAATCGGTGAGAAGATGACCGCAGGATCCCGCAAGTCCGCCACGTTGTAGTCCAGCGAGATGCTCTCATCCCCGTAGGTGTCAAGGTAGCCCGTGCTGGTTTGGATTTTTAGAGCCATAGTTTGTTCTTGACTGGGTTTGCGTATTCAAGCGTGAAGGTGTACTGAATGAGGTTGTCATTCACGGAGGTCTTGTAGGTGACCTGCGTATCCTTCAAAATTACGCCCTGCTCCTGCTCTACCAACTGCAAGGTTGACGAAAGCATCATATCTTTTACCATCTCGTTTATCCCCTCGGAAATGAATCCCGTGTTTACAATCAGCTGCTCTTGGCCTTGCGTGTTGAAGTATTGCTTTGACGCAGCGTAGGAGGGTATTGAGGCGGTTCCTGCTGAACGAGTGATGACATTTGCGGTATAGGTATCTCGCTCGATAGATATGCTCTCTATGGACTTCTTTTGCACGAGCAAATAGTCCCACGCCCCGTACCTATTTTGGAAGGCAATCGTTAGGGGGGTGTATCGTGGCTCGCATTGTACCTCAAATTTGTAGGTGCTTTGTACTCCAGTCAACTCAACGAGTGCTGCCTGTAAGCAAACAAGTCCCTCGACAGTTCCTCCATCAGCAAGTACACGGGTCTGGTAGGCCGCTGCGTACCCTTGAACGAAGTCAATGGTGTACCATTGCAGGTTCGCAATATCAGACGGCTTGCGGTCAATAGCCGAGGCGTTGAGGTTGGTGATACCGATTGGAATGAACCACATCCAGTTCGGTGAGTTATTACCTCCCGTTACTGAAAGGGTGGAGAACAGGAGCGTACCAAAGGTGCCGTCCGAGTAGTTGACTTGTATGCGGTCTGGAGGGGGAGTAGAGCCGAGCATTACTCCGAGCGTCATCTGCTGCTCCTCCCAAATAGGAACCCAAGAAGGGGACTGGGGCATCGAGGTCAGTATGCCTCCCGTTTGCGTTTCCAAGTTTACATTCAGTCCATCGCTCACCTCACTCCATCCATCGTATGCACGGATGCTGCTCGATGTAGCCAGCACCGCACTCACTCCTCCAGAGTTGGTGTACTCACGGAACTTGACCTGCACGTTCACAACAGAGGACACGTTGTTCTGGGCCGTGCCGTCATCGTGGGCTATCGTAGTAGCGGAAAGGTACTGGTCAACCACGTTCCGAATATCCAAGTACCCATAACGAGCGGACACGGGATCGGGGCGCAACTTGAAGCGGTATGTATAGCTCGCAGGAACGGACGCAATAGAACCCGTCCACACGAATACGTCTGCGATGTAGGCGAAGCCAGTTGATGCGTAGACCGTGGAGTCCAGTCCATATACCATCGGGGAGCTTCCAAAGGCGTATGCGGGTGGTTGTTGTACTATCGTGATAGCCATTACTTATATTTTTTGTTCAATTCGTTTATTGTAAATTCAAGGAACTGCATCACGTCCAGCTCGTATGCTTGGCGCACTTCCTCTGGTAATTTTGCATAGCCCAGTTGAAATGGGCGGGTGTAGAAGTTGGTTGGGTCGATTCCTTTATTCTTGATTTTGAGCATTACCATACTGGCGGTCTGGGAGTACGAAAGGAACTTCTTTGTCTTGGTGTCTTTGAATTGGATCTTGCGCCGTGCCACCCACGCATAGATTGGCCCGAACGGGGGCATCTTGCCCTTCTTCCTTCCCTTGTCTACCCACTCCCCATATTCTTCCATCAAGAAGTCAAACTCAATCGAACGAGGATTCACCTTCGCCTCGTAGGAAATCGAGTTGTACAGTTTCTTGGTGACGTTCTTTTTCTGCTTTGTTAGGTTCGCACGAGATTGCTGCACGAGGTACTTCCCAAATTTGTCAAGGGCAAACTTGGTATTTTCGGCTTTCTTCAAATCGGGCTTGCCAGAAGCCATCAGCAGATGATTGTCGGATTCGGGGTCATAATTTGGAGTGTGAACTTCCACCCGCAAAGGGTGTTCTCATAGTCCTCGTCAATCGGTTCGCATACGGGGTCATTCACCAACTCAAATCCATCGGAATACAAAGCACCCCTGCGGAGTGATGCAATCATTTGCTGCGCTGAAAAGAGCGCACGGTGGTAGATGTCCTGCTTAATCGCCACCCCTTGAAATGAGTACGGGTCTACGTTCGGGTCTTGCTTCGAGTAGTCCACCACGTCCATAACCAGAAGGTCAACCTCGTAGGTGACCGTGCGTTCGTTGACGGTGGCGTTCCCCACCAAGATATGACACAAAGGAAAGAGGGTCATCTTACGCATATCAACGTCAAAGATGTTACCCCACGTCGTGGTCGTGATATAGTCAGCCGTGGTCGCTGCCGATTGCAACGCCTCGCATAGTTGATAGTAGCCGTATTTCATAACTATAAAACCCCCTATCGGCTTTGTTGTCGCATCAGGGCTTGGTCGACTCGTGCCTTGTCAATCTCGTAGGCAAGCCAAGTAAGGCACTGGTTTAGCGGGAGATTCGTGACGGCCTCACTATTGAGTACATTTCCGCCAGCAAGTTGATGGATGACTGCAAACCATCCCCATTTTTTAGCAAACTGGCTTTTGATGTCCGCAGCTCTTTGATCGCTGGGTTCGGACTCGAAGACAGTAGGGTACCTATCTGCAATGATAGCTGTAAACGTGTAAAAAAAAGTCGACACCCCTCCACGATGTCCATAGTTATTTCATCGAATGTTGCTCCGTCGTGCTTCGCTGGGTTGTACGCTTCAATCTCGTAGCGTCCTGCCGCCTTCTGTGTGATGGGGCGGTACAATACACCCAGCCATTTGGTTGCGTTCTTTATGGAGTCCTTGAGGTACTCCTGTGCGTCAATGAACTCGCCCGTGGTGAGGTCTTCCAAGTTGGGGTGAAAGCCGTACTCAACGTCCCCTATTTTGATGATGCGCTTCAGAGCGGGCTTCTCGTTCAAGGTGAACTGAACAAGGGCTTCGATTTCCTCCAGCTGCGCCTTTGGGAATAGCGGGTACTCCTCCGCATCAATACCGCAGAAGATAGAGAGAGCGAGTTGGTTGAAGGTTTCATCCGTGGGGTTTGCCCCCATAAAACGCTGATAGTCCTTTAGCGTGATGTCAGCCAGCTCGGTGGGTACTATTACTTTACGAAGCATTCCTGTCGGGTGTTATTGATGTTTTCAATATCAAAGAACTGCACGTCGTAGTACAGGTTTTCAGCCAGCTCTTGCGCTTTCTCTTTGGTGATGGATGCAAGGGCTTCCCTCCAGTCCGATGGGGTACGGCAAAGGATAGAGTTGCTCTCGTTCAAGAAGGGCGTGTACGGGTGCATCTTTTGTGCGATGATACACGTCTTGGTGAACCCTGCCTCCAACGCTTTGAGGTTGGACTTGCATCGGTTAAATTCGGTTGGTGCGAGTGGTGCGATAGAGACGTCTACCTGCCTGTACAGTTCCCCGTAATTCTCGTAGTTCTTTTTGTCGAAGGGTTGCCGTGTACCAATCGCCTGCTGATAGTATTCGATGGAGTACGAGTTGTGAGCCGAGAGGTCGATCTCGTTCCACTTGAGGTCGTAGTCGTGATGCAAGGCACCGAGGTAGCCGATGGTGAGTTCCTCCGTTACCTTGTCCGTTTTCCATTGCTCTCTCCGTGGGTCGATGCCGTTGGGCAGGACGTAGATAGGAACGTACGGATTTATCTTTTGAATCTTCTCGGCGAGGTACTCGTTCGTCGTGTGAATCTCGTCCGCTATCTTGAGGGAGTTGAGAATCTGGGTTCCCTTTGCGAGTGACTTGTTGACGTGGTCGGTGGGCAGGTTCCACCAGTCATCCAAGTCAACGATGAACTTGATGTCGTACTTGCGGAGCAACGCCTTGAACTTGTTATGGTCTTTGGTAGCCAGACCCCTATTGACCACGAGGTGCGTGATATGCCCCTTCATCTGGTCGAGGTCGGCAATGCTCCCGAACTTGACAGCGAACCCACGCATCAATAAGTCCTCGTATGGGACTTGGAGTCGGTGGTAGTAAACTCCGTTTGGTTGACCAACAACTAATATCATCGTAAAGAATATCTGCCAAAGTTAGGGTTTGCCTTCTTATTAAATACCGCATATCTCGCAGCATCACAGGCGTGGTTGAAAGCGTCCATCGGTTTATTAAGCAGGTTCCCGTTCTTGTCCTCTGCCCACTTATAGTTCTGAAGCTCTTTGATTAGGTTCGTGCTCCGTGGGGTAGCCAGTAGCCGAAAGCGTTTCATCATATCGATGCCAGCCATTACAGAGTCGGGGCCTTTGGCGGTTGGCTTCACGTTCCACCCGAATCGGTGCAGCTCCTCAATGGATTTGGGTTCAGCACTATCGGCAAAGATTTCAGCATACCTGCTGATGCCGAGGTCGGCGAGTACGTTGTGGATGTCCCTGTTCGTCATCCCTGTGCGGTAGATGAGTTCGTCCATATAAAGAGCGTCCCCGTACTCGTATACACCCACGAGGGAGGTCGGGTCGTTTGTGTAGCCAAAGTCCATTCCATAAGCCAGTAATTTTGCCCCTTGCGGGAGGTCGCTTGTTGAGTAGGTGAATACGGCTGCTCGGTTGCTGCCTCGTTCGCCAAGACCGTACACCCTCCAGTAGTCATCGTCCGTAAACTGGAGGCGTTCAATCTCCGAAATGATTACGGCATCCAGAAAGGGGTTGTCCTTGTAAGTTGTTTGGTAAAAGTCGCAATCATCACGGGTCAGTACCTTGTCGTAGATCCAGTGGAACGAATCGGAGGGGTTGTAGTCGAGAATTATTTTGCCGTCGGTACGGAAGATAAGCTGCTGCCAGTCCTCGAAGAACAGCTCGTTCGCCTCGTTGATGTACAAGAGGTTCCGCTTCCGTCCCCGAATCTTTTGCGGCTGGTCAAGTGAGATGAACTCCACGAGGTTACCATTGAGCTGGTACTCGTGATTACTCATATTGTGATGCTCCTCTCGGTAAAGGTCTTGCTGGCGCAAGATGTCAAGGAAGTCACGCATAACGGAAGCACGGAGGGACGGGAAGGTCTTACGGCAAATGGTGACCACCTTTCCGCTATTGGTAGCACAATAATGAAAAATAACCCAGAGCAGGATATTGTACGTCTTCCCGCTCCGAGTTCCTCCCTGCTCTACTGTTATGCGCTTGTCGCTCCGCAGTAGGTGGGCAAAGACCTTATTCGTTCGTATCGCCGCCAAGAACCTCTACTTGGAACATCTTGCCCGTAGATACGTCCAGCTCTTGGCGTTCTACATAACCCCGCTTCTTACCTTTTGTTTTTAGGAAAAAGATTGTTGCTGTTGAATTACCGTCCTTAATTTGTTTATGCAACTGGCTTTCTGCAAAGTCAAGGGCAACGTCTGATAGTGAATCGACTGCTGCTTTGTATTCGGGGTCGCTATCCATCCAAAGGTAATGCGTAGTTCTCCCAATGCCCACCGTCTTTGCTGCTGATGTAACCACGCCTAAAGATTTCTCCAAAGCATCGAGCATTGCCTTTTTATGCTGTTCAGTCCTGTCCATAAGGTTTGCCGTTTATTTTAATTTCAAGTGAGGGGTCGAGCTTGTGCATTCGGTCTATAATCACCTGGCAATACTTGGGGTCAAGTTCCATACCATAGCACTTGCGGTTGAGTTGGTGTGCTGCTACCATTGTAGTTCCACTTCCCAAAAAAGCATCGCATACAAGGTCTCCTGCCTTTGAGGAGTTTTGTATTTGATATGCTATAAGTTCAACGGGTTTCATTGTGGGATGTTCCGTGTTTCTTTGTGGGCGGTTGAACTCAAGTATTGTTGTCTGCTTACGGTCTGAATACCAATTGTGGGCTGCGCCCTCTTTCCATCCGTAAAGGCACGGCTCGTGCTTCCATTGATAGTCCTGCCGACCCATAACCATTGAGTTCTTAACCCAAATAAGACATTGCTTAAGAAGTATGCCTGCGTCAGCCATTGCTCTTCTGAAGTTTGCGCCCTCGCTATCTGCGTGCCAAACATACCAAGAGCCACCTGCTTTTGTATAAGAACCGAGTGCGGTGTAAAAGTCATAAAGGAACTGATAAAAGTCTGAGCTTTCCATCTTGTCATTCATAATGGTCAGAGCATC